TTTTTTAGACAACACGATTTGCCAGAGTTGCACATTCCTTGCCCTGAAAGAGCCGGCACTACTTAATAAATAAAATTTCCACATTCTGTAAAAACGTTCATCATATATAATCACCAAAACAAATTGTACAAATAATATAAAACAAAATGTACATAAATATTTTCGCACGCACAAAGATAAGTAAAAAAGGCATCCACTGACTGGATGCCTTTTAAATATCATTTAAATGCTCTTTAAACTCTTTTCCAAAGCATTATATCTGTATATCCCGTTGTATGATTCATTCGTGCATTCACTTCCTTCTTAGTCGCTCCTTTAAATGGATTCTCAGAGTTTAAGTTTTTCTCAACCCACTCACATAGCTCTAATATACTTGATTTGTTTGACGTAAAGTAAAAATAAGAGCCACCCTTAAGTACAGTCAAAACATCTAAGTAATTACCAAGCCTCCAATAGCTGCTATAAGTACTCACATCAGTGCTCAGGTACGGAGGGTCAACCAGGAACACAACGCCATCAATATGTTTATACCTATCAAACAACTCCCTATAATCCTTTTTTACAACCTGAACTCCCTGAAGGTAATCATTAGCTGACTCATAATCACTCTTACGTACACAATTGTAGAACGTTTGTTTCTTCAGCTCAGAGAGGTTCATGACGTATTTCATACTGAATAAAAGAGATGATGACAATGTGATGTAATCAACAAAGCCGCTCTTTTCTTCTTGTTCTACACGCTTAATAATGCATTCCTTGGTCTCTTTATCTATTACTTTATCATCTACCGATACTCCTACAATAATGCGTATATCGGCAAGCAGTGCGTTCGTGCGCTGTATGTTTTCAATCCTTACATGATAATCATCAAAATCATTATAGATTACATCCGCTCCTGGATACATTTGCTTCACCGTGTGAGCCAGTAAACCACTACCTCCGAACAAGTCGACAAACATAGGTGCATTACTAAACTGCTTTAAAGCGATTTTAAACTCTGAAAGAAAACGCCGTTTTTGACCCTGAAACGGCAGCGGGGCTTGAGAAAATTGTTTCATTTGAAAATTTGTATTTAAAATTAATAATAGTACTTTTGTAGCCTCTACAAAATGAAATGCGAGCAACCGCACCAAAGGACATATTATGCCCTCGGGTTTGCGGTTGCTCGCATTTATGTATAGGAGTGTAGAGACTCCTATATGACCGGGGGCTTTTTAATTCCCCCGATTAATTAGTTAATTGTTATATCCCTTGCATTTGCATCTGTTTCAGCAAGTGGGTAAGCGGCCAGTAATCTTGCTTTATTTGCTCCAAGGTATATAGTTCTAGTACCACTTGCTAAATTTAATATAGATTGATTAATTGAAGAAGCAGAAATGTTATTGCTAATATCCCGAAGGTCAAAAAAACTCGATGAATAATTCACAGGTAATTCAAAATTTGTAACATTTATGCACCCACCAAAAGGATTGTTCCCCCAATATATATCTGCATTAACACATTGTATAATAATGCTATTTATATTCTTCATATCTGCAAAGGGATAGTAATTACCTAATGTAATAACACTTGCTGGTAAAGTTACAGTTCCGCTAAATTTACTACTTGCAAAAGCAAAAGCTGATACGATTTTCAAAGTATTCGGTAATGTTAATGAGCCTGTTCTATTAGCGTTACCAAAACAATTACTCCATACTATAGTGGTGTCGCTCCTCAAAGTAAGAGCTCCTGTATAATTCTTTGCATTATACACAGCACCAACTTCACCTACTACTCCTAAATAATACAATACATTGTCAGATATATTAAATATTGAATTGCCTCCGGATATTAAGTTAAACCCAGTGTTTGTAAACATATTTGATACTGATCCTACAACAGTCGATAAAGCATTACCTAAAACAAGCTCTCCACTTAAAGATGTACAATTATAAAAACAAGATTCACCAAGTGTTGTTACAGTATTAGGAATTGTTAGACTTCCAGTCTTATTTATATTATTATAAAAACAATATGGTTGAATTTCAGTTATACCTGGCATAAAAGATATGGTTCCAGAATATGCACGAATAGAACAATTGGCTTGAATTTTACCACTTATACTCATATTGTATAATACATTGTCAAAAATAGGGGTATTAACTGAGTCAGATGTTATTGATGAATAATTTGTTCCTAAAAATGTACCAATACCCACTGAAACCATTGATGCAGGTATATGTAACTGTCCAGATAAATTATAGCAATTTTTAAACGTTCCATCGCCTATTTTTTCAATACCACTTCCAAAAACAATACTCGTTATTCCTCCTTTACCGTTTCCTTGTCCCCAAGATGAAGAACTGAATTTTCTATTACCTATTTCTTTTAATGAATTAGGGAAAGTAATTACACCTTGAAAATCACAACCATTGAAGCCATCGTCACCTAAAAGTTTTTCGACACCCTCTTGAATTGTTATTTTTGTAATATTACTCTGAAAGCCAAAATCCCAAGACCAGCATGAGAACGTTTTCATGGATGCTGGTATTGTCAATCTCCCTGTTAGATTATTACTTCCGTAAAATGTTTGACCAGTACCGAAATCAGTAAGTGACTGTAAGCTTTGAAAGTGTATGAATTTACAGTATTGGTAAGATAGATATCCTCCTTTAATAGAATTAACCTTATTTCCACAATATATCCACTCAGCCGTATTTGCTTCACTTAATTCATATGTATCTCCATCTGCACTTACTATTACATATCTCTTAGTTCCCTGCCACGTTATATTAGTTCCTCCGGCCACATCAAAGTGGTAATCCGTACCATTTAACGTATATCCATATCTAAAAGCATTCCCACGTGAAGGTATTGTTGTTAAATTAGTCGTAATTACAGTATTTGGTACAGAATAAATGAACTTTGCTTTATAGTTTGAAACAACGTACTCGCTGAATAATTTTACTATATCAACTTCTTGAGAAGCAACACTAAAATCATCAGGAGCAATAAATGCCTGCATTGGTAGCATAATAACAGGTGCTGTATTTCTATACCAGTCTATTGGGTACATACTTCTTTCTATATATTTATTAAGTCTATAAAACACCTCACTCATTATAGAAGGCTGCTTGGGAAGTTATATTGTCAGTTTGCCAACCTAATGTTATATCAGGAGTGTTTCCAGCCAGTACTAAATCAATAAGATTCTTTGCATTATCTGCATTCAACGTTGCACGGTTCGCAACTTCGGTTACCCTGGTTAATACTGCCTGCTGATTGATATCCAGCGGTGAATTTGTAGCAAGAGCTTGTTGAACATCCGGCCATTTCATCTCCGTCTTTATCTTATTACTTTCAGACTGAACAGAAACATTGGCATTATTTTCAAGCTGTTTTATTACTGAAATTATATCTTCATTATCTCTGCGCTTGTATATAAAATCAGTTTTATAAACATGATAATTTGTAAATTCCGAGTCCTTGTTATTTGTCGGTCTTGAAACAATGATTCTTCCATACATCTGAGGGTCTTTACCTACATCCAAACCATCTCTCCTTAAAAGCCATTCCAAATTTTCAGCGTTAGGTGCGCCAGTAAAGTCAATTGGAGAGCCGTCCGTATTCGGACATACTTTATATTGATTTGCAATAACAAAATCAATACCCTCTTTTAGGTTGTTATAATCCCTCTGTGCTAAAGGTGTTATCCATTCAATTAAAATACCACTTAATCCTGTTGAGTCCATCTTATTATTTTTTAGTTATTTATATTAAGTATACTGTTAATCCTTGTCCTGATGTTACAGAACCAACGCCTGTAACAAAAACTTCAACGTAGTCACCAATTGCGAAACTTAATGGACTAGAAACTAATACAGAAGGTATAGTTGCAGTTCTTGTCGTACCTGACCCACTATTGAAAGTCATATTAGTAGAGAATACGTTCACTCCATTTTTCTTAACTATTATTGTAAAATATCCTCCAACCGCTGGAACTATCAATTCACCTATAATATTCGTAAAGCTTTGTGCTGTTTGAAAAACATATCTGTTTTTTCGTACTGTAGTCGAGGCTGTTATATCCGTTGTTTCATCAGAGCAAATTAATGGTATTGTATTCAGGATCTTTTTTTGATCTGTAGTCAAATCCTGAGCACTTATTCCTGTATCTGTTATCCCAATCCACCAATTACCATTACCTCCGATTGTGGGTGTTAAACCGTTTGCACCGTCATTATAATCAATTCCTTTTACTGGAGTAAAGCCCGGTGAACCATTTAAACTAACCAACCATTCAGCTTCAGTTCCAACAAACCCATTATCTAAAGCTAATTGATACGCTGATTTGCCCGCTCCACCATCAAACAACATCCAATTACCCCACGCACCATCATGTTGTGTATTTCGGTATTTAATTCCATTCTCAAAAGTAATTTCAGCTATCAGACTTTGACCCTGTTCGGCTTCCTCAAACGATGAGTATCTAATTTCAAGATTAAAATTATATTGTTCATTCCAGGGGGCAACTAAGGTTATTCCAAAAGAACCCGGATAACCAATTGTATCGACACCCGTAATATCATCAAAAAGAAATGTCCCTTTTTTGAAATAAGTTTCTTTTATATTATTGCCATCCTCATCAGACCCGGCACTATTAGAATAGCCGGCATAAGATGAATAGCCCGCTCTCTTTGATAATTCAACATCAGCTTTCGTAGTCGATTCAACACCTCCTACATTTTCGTATACATTTTGACCTGAATAGTCAGCCTTTGATTCAACGGCGTCAAGTATTGCAGCACCGGCATCACCAACACGTTCAGCAGTATTGGCATTTCTAACCTTTTCATTCCGTATTTCCAACCACAAATTGCGGGCGATTGTTATAAAACTCATAGTCGTTTATTGATTAAATTGGACATGTAGTTGCATCATACACCCTTGAACCATCTGCTGTAACAACTAACCCAGGGTACTGACTTTGATAGTTAGCCTGCACATAGGCAGCATAAGCCGTTGCACGGGTATTGTAGTCAGCCGTTGACATCTTAGCCAGTTCATCAGCCGTAACAACCGGATATGTTATGCCCTGGGTGAACGTGGACATAAATGGTAATACATTCACTGATTGTTGAACTCCGTTTAACTTTACTGTAACTGTAAGCGTTTTAAATCGCTTGTATCCGTTATTTATGAATGCCATTATCGTTGTGGTGTTAATTCATTTGTATAATTATATGAGCTATCAGAAATAGGAGTGATACTTACTATTTCAGCACTTATTATTTCATAATCGCTTAAGAATGCTGCTGATTGTGAAGTCCCGATTGGCAACTCAAAATTGTAGTTACCATCTTGTCCGGTATGTGCAATACTTAGATATACAACAATAGTCACGTTCGATGCAACCGTATAATCACTTTCAACATATGCTCCATATCCCGAAAAGAATACACGAATATTATTATCAATTGGCCCGACATCTGTTTTTTCGCAAACCGGATCAGTCCAGGAAGCTTCATACGTAATTCCATTAAGTTCACATACAGGGTCAGTCCAGGCAATTTCATACGTTACTGTTGATTGTCCAATTGTATACCGTTTTCCCTTCAGCTTGTATTTTTCAAGCAATGAAACTAGTAATTGACCATTTACCGTGATGCCATCAGGTATGTTCACAATAAAATCAACGATTATGCCATCACCGTCAGTTATATAAATCGTTCTCAAGAAGTTTCCAAAAAGCCGGTAATTCAATATTGCTTCTATATACATCACCTGACACGTCATTGCTGCCTGTAGCCTCATATCTGTTTGCCATGCTTTGAATAGTGCAAACTCTGTAACAATCGGCGTTGATACAGCCATATAGATTGCATCTAAACTTGCCAAACGCAGGAAAGTAGGCATTAATAGATTTATCAGTTTATTAAAATCTATATTCATACAATATGAGGTTGATAAGTTGGTGTGATAACTCCAAGTTGGAACCAACCGTTTGAACTTTCAAAAGTTCCCCAGGTCTGTTTTACTACTGTGTTAATTTTAAAATCAGTAACGGAAACATCAACTACACCATCAACGAGCTGTATGGCATCCATGAGTTTTGTAATATTCAGGTTCCCACCAAAATCAACGTCATTCAATTTTGTAATAAAATTAGATATCGAATCAATGACAGGGTAATTAGAACCAATTATCAACTTACCGGTTGAGTCCAGGACTAGCGGGTTATAATCTACTGTTATTGAAAAATCAACAATATCACCGGCTCCTGATATCACCTGAATCAACACGCCTGCCGGTTTAATCGTATTGGCATACGCTTCAAACAGAACCTTATCATCATTTGTAAGGGCTGTAATATCACTACCGGTTTCAGTTGCTACAAACAACTGAACTTTACAGACACCATCTACATTTTGCCGAACGGCCACCCTCTTGATGATTTGTTTTGTGATATCCGATGTTGCGTACCCGAATATGAATGTGGTAGGGTTCATGATAAGTCCTATTCCTTTTTGAAATGCCATTGCCTGAGCATGCCACCATGACGAATTAGCGATATAGGCAGCATCCACACGAGCCTGTATTTCAGTTTTAAACAGGTCTAATATCATTTCAAAACTCCAAATGGCAAAGGCAAACGCATAAAACAACATGCTTTCAAAACTAACCTTTGAGAATATAGCATCAAATCCAAGTGTTATATCCTGTATGTCATAGATTGTTTGAATAGCAGGTTGAGCAATGTAAGCGTTACCTATTTCAGTTTTAATATCAGCTATGAGTCGTGCCATATTTTTTAATTAAATGTTAAGTCAAATGTGTAATCAAAGATTCGAGTCCGGATAAGACTCGAACCTAATCCGGTAGCCGGCTTAATTTGTTTATCCTGGTAATAGGTAGCAATTTGTTTATTAAGAATCCCTGCCGGTAAAAGAACCATTTCTGAAGTAAGTTCATCAGTTAATCCGATCGAGTTGATTAATGCCATTTCAAATGCAGCTTCAGCAGAACCGGAAACCTGAACAGCGATATCGAAAAGAGTTTGCCCGGATACCGATTTTAGAACATTGTTCTGTATAATTGGACTAACACCAACAAGTGAGACCGGAACACCGCTTACTTCAACCGCTCGTGCCCGACTCGTTGCCGGCTTAATTTGTTTGTCCAGGTAATAATTTGAAACAGTATCGTTCAACACCTGAGATAATGCCAGTTCGCTTATTGTATCCAAGTCATCAGTCAAGTTCAAATCATTCAATAATGCCATGGAAAAAGCTGCCTCAATTGAGCCGGCTGTTTGAATAGCTATATCGAAAATAGATTGACCTTGTAATGCTTTCATGATACTGATACTTTTTTATTGTTTATTTGTGCGGTACCGGAAGATATCACTTCAAAACATTATACTTTTTCAACAAATAGTAGATGAATCCCAATCCGGCAAAAATCAAAATGAGAATCCCGAATATAACCCACGCAGGTGTTTTCGTTTCTTCAGTAAGTTTATTTGTTGATTGTTGCTGTGTATCTGTTTTTCCTTTGACTTTTATTGACTTATCAAATTTAAAATTCGACTTATCTTCATTTCTTGTCAGATAATCTAAATTACTCTTCTTTTCTACATTGGTATTCAGGTTCTTTTGTTCACCCCTGTGTATTGTTTTCTTATTGGTTGTAGTTGATGTCGGATATTGTTTACCGGTTGAATCAGGCTTTGAATAGTTTGTCGTAATATTTTCTTCGACTGTGGTTTCTTCAACAGTTCCGGTGTCCGTGGCCTTAATAGTTCCGGACTGTGATGCTTTAGTTTCTGTCCCTGAAGTAATGTTCAAACTGGCATCATTTGACTGATTAGTTGTCAAATTAGCTTCTGTTTTTACTTCAGCTTTCGAGGTTGAAGTTTGCTTTGTTGTACGACAACTGAATGTGATCAGCGCGAGAACTACAAGAAATAGTATCTTTTTCATATCAATCAATTTTATTTAGTTCGAGTAATGCCGGGCATTTTTCAGCTCCGGGACATTCTTTTGCTTTGGTAATTGCCCTGGTTAATTTACTAACTTCTTTTTGTAAGGATTTTGCCAGGTTCTCAAACGAAAGTGCAAGCGTTTCAAATTCCTGCATTCTATCAGTTAGTGCTCCTATCCGTTGACCATCGATTGCAGATTTTTCATCTGAAAGCTTTTTCCATAGTTCAGCAAGTTCCTGCATATTATCAATCTTCTTACCTTCATTCTCAATATTAACAGTATCAGTTTCAGCATCTGCCTTTTTAGCTTCAGCAGCAGCTTTTCTTTTTTGACTGTTTATTGTCAGAAGGTTAATTATCCAGTTACCACCAAGTAGAGTGCCGAATACGAATATCATTATTTCTCCCTTGTTCATAATTCAAATACTCTAGTGCTCCAACCTTTGTAGTATTTCCACTGAGTTGGTTTGCGTTTACATATTTTATAATACTTCTCTAAGCGTTCATATTTATACAAATTCACAAACTGAGCCTTTGTCATCACAGGACGTTGATTCAACTTAGTAATAGAATCCTTTAAAATTGTAAGGCTATCACGTTTCAATGGAACGACGGCAAAGCATATAGCCGGAATAAGCAATAATATGAACATTATCCTTTTCATGCCAACAGACATAATTTAGTTAGTAATAATGGCGATACATCCCCGGTCTGTGATATTCCAACAATATCCTGGGCTTTTTTAATAGCCGGCTTAATTCCTTCAAGAACTGCCGTATCAACCAACATGTATGCGATATCCTGATCTTTAATATAATCACCACCAATTTTAACCCAAAAGTTAGTACGATAGAAAATAACAACCATTTCATTCAGGGTTGAATTATTCTTTAATCCTGCTTTCCAGTTTGGCGTTTTTTTAGCCTGGTCAATTACGGACCAACCACCCCATGATGGCCAGAATTTACGAGCTATACCACGATATGTTTCTCCACCATTATCAGAAGGATCATTTACATAACCACCTTCAGTCAATAAGACTTTCAATATTGCTTTTCTATAGTCTGCCATAATATGTGTAATTAGTTTTAATTCGTGTAATTCTATCTATAATTAGCTTCCAGTGTCATTCCACTCTCATCAATCGTTAGTTTATTCACCTGCATGCCATCTTTGTCCATTTCTTCACGGATCAACTTTTGCCAGGCGTTCAGGTCATCATCATTTGCAAGGTCATCAATTCCACAACCGAGTGTTGGATTTTCCTTTAGTTCACCTTTCTGAGCTTTCAAAATAATGTACTGATTCTGATACAGTGTATTTCCAACAAGCATCCCTGAAGTAATTAAACCGCTTGTATCCCGTTGAACCGAAATAGCCAGTTCGCATTCATTCGTTAATAGTATGCCTGTATTTTTCATAGATCAATGTTTTATTTTCTCATCTTCATAATCACTTTTATTAAATGCTGTCGCCTGTTGAGCCTGTCCCGTTGTGGCCGCCGCTACGCCCGCCTGTGCCGCTGCCGTTCCTGTTGTCGACACATTGTGCGTATGTGAATTAAACTTCGTTACAACAGCGTTTAATTGATCTTTCAATGCATTCAGTTTATCGGTTAAATCCTGTATCTTAATCAACCCGCCCAACTCACCACCGTTAATGGTAATTGTATCCACTTCGCTCCAACCTATAATTACCAGGTCTCGCATTTGACCGTTGCTCAGGTCGGCTATTAATACCAGACTGCCAACTTTCGGTTTAATAACCAGGTTCTTTGTGTTGCTATTAACTACAGCACCAAGCCGAACATCCGAGAGTTCCAAACCATTTCTTTTTACCGTGCAAGTCTCTGAGTCAACACTCACAATTTCAGCGTTCATAAAATGAGAACTTCGGGATCCTGCGTTTGCGATTTTTTGTATGCTTTCCCGTATTTGTTTCTCTTTTCCCATGTTATGAAATTTTCTTACCTATCTTAATAGTCCGGACTCCGCCCGCCTTTGAAAAAACTGTTTTAACCTCCAGTACGTAATAAGTGCCATCTTTAACCGGGTATTCTTTGTCACGAATAGAAGCTTTATAACCCGCATCGCAGTATGGTATCAACCATCCGGTAAACGTTCCTTCATATCCTTCATACACCCTGCTAACGTATTCCTGTTTTGCCTGGAGCATGATGCTCTTTATGTCAGTTGTTCCGCTATTCTTATCAACCCGCTCACCACCTGTGTCACCAAATTCAATCTTTTGTGTTTTACCATCCTTACCGGTATATTCCATTGTTACCAGTACTTTCCGTTCGTCGGCACGTTTATACTTCAATTCTTCACTTTCAATGTTTACTGCAAAATCATAAGCTGCTTTACCAAATATCTCAGAGTATTGCGGATGAACATGAAGTACCGTTCCCTTCAGGTAGATGTTTGGTTTTGCTTCCTCCTGTATCTTTTTAAGTACATCATAACCGGTTGCATTGTTGATCACAAATTTATCGTACTTAAAATCATAATCACAACTAAGGGAAAAATCTCCGATTGCCTTGTTTACATGATTCAAAACATCGCTTACAGTTACATTTTTAAGCTCCACATTATCCAGGGACTTCCGGTACTGGAACAAACCATCTTCACACTGTAATTTCAATGAACCGTCATCAGTCTGAATACTTTCTAAATATCCCTCAAATTCAGTTACCAGATTATCATCATAACCCAGCTGGATTGTTACCGTGTCCCCACGTTTTATTTTGCTCTCAATATCCAACGCTGCATTATAAGCGGTAGCCGGTAAAATGATACTTGCTGTGTCGCTTAGCAGTTCCACGCTATGAACTACCTCTACACTTTCAATCATCCCCAGGATAAACTTACCTACTGTTATTTTCCATGACATTTTAAACATAATCAGATTCCGGTTAATAGCGTATATTCATTATCAGAATAAGCCTTAATAACAAAGGTTTGGTTTTCCACACCTTTGGTAAATGGTAAGTCCAGGCTTTCAATGCTTATTTTTGTAATATCCGTAGCCGACAATACCATACATTTAACATCCACTGACTTTGGCGATTCGCAATACTTACGCAATTCCAATAATATGTTTTTCATAGCATCAGCATCCGGTTCAATGATTACGCCTGATATAGTGATATCCCAATCATCCTGACTCCACCGTTCTTTTATCGTTCCACGCATACCCGATTTATTTACATATCTGCGGGTGATTATATTCTTACTTGACAAACTGATAATAGGGTCAACCGGAAAATCAAAGTCTATCTGTCCGGCCAGTTGAAACATTAGCGGAACCTGCCAGTTGGTATTTTCAACAAACCCTAATGATAATTTCGACTTTAATTCTTCAGATGCTTCTACTGATTGTGACTTCTTTACCCTTACAGTATCCCGGAACGGAATGAACGGAGGCAAAGCAAAGCCCAACGCATTTTGCGCTATAAGTGCAATGTTAGTCGCTTCGTTAATATCTTTTATCGGGTCTATCATTCGTGTAATTCGTTTTAATTCGTGTAATTGGTATTTAACTAGCAGATTCAGCTGCATACAACACCCGAAGCATTATTTCTTCAATTTGCCTGGTTAAGTCCTGTGCATTTTCTTTTAGTCCACCACTGAATACTATATTTTCAACCATTTTACCCAAATTGATATTTATGGAAGTATTACGGGCTCCACCAGTTGCAACCTTTTCAGTCCCTGCCTTAGTTGCTACCGCTCCACCACCAGAACCCCCACCGCCTAAGTCCGGAAACCCCGGTATTGCCGGTGTTGAAATGCCTACCTTCTTTTTTACCTTATCCGCAGAATCTGGTGTAACTAAATTCATGCTTTTTCGTATATCGGAAATAAACTTCTCACCTCCACCTGCTAATTTAGACATACCTGGCACCTTTGCCAGTAGACCTAAAAGTTGCTGAACAGGATAAAGAACGGTGTCAAGCAAGACAATGCCAATTCTTTTTAGGCCTCCAATTATACCGCCATCTGTAAAGGCTGTTTTAATTGAATCCCAGTTATTTTTCAATGCCATAACCATGTTAATAATCATACCGAAAGGTCCCATAAGGAATAATACGGTTGCACCCCAGGTATCATAGGCATTAACACAGGCGTAAACCAGTCCAACTAATACGGCAATTCCTGCAATTATTAATCCTATTGGATTTGCCGTCATTGCAGCATTAAGTAACCATTGCGCTCCCGTCCATACCGCTGTTGCCGCTGATACAATTCCCGAAATTATTGCAGCTCCATTTGCCACTATTACATAAGCGGCTAATGCAACTGTAAGTCCAATTACTATCGGGTTGCCATTGGAAATTTCAGTAAACAACCAGGACAATACATTTACAATTGGAGTCAATACCAACATCAAAGTTGAAAGAATAGGAACTAATACTACTGAGAGAATTCCTCCAAAAGAAATAGCCAATTTTTGTACCTGT